TTGAGATTAAGGTGCGTAAAAACGAGCGCTTAACGTATGACACGTACATGATTTCTGTCCATAAGCTCCAAGAGCTGGCCGAACTAGCTCGATTTACTCAGCGTCCGTGTTTCCTTGTGGTGCAGTGGTTAGATGCACTTGGATATTGGCCGATACCACAATCCGTAAAAGATTTATCCCTCAATATCAGTGGCACAACCAAGCGCAGCGATGATCAGGATATAGAACCCTGTGCGTTTATACCGATTGATCAGTTTAACGTGGTGCAAACGGAGGCGGGATGATTGAACTGTTAAATATAGATTGCATGGATTACATGGCGGGGCTTGAGGACAACGCCTTTGAGCTAGCTATTGTTGATCCGCCTTACGGGATAGGTTTGAGCATGAGCGGTTCTCACTCATTCAAAGGCGGCAAAACAAAGAGCCATGAGCAGAAAAATTGGAATAATTCTGTGCCTGATCGTAATTATTTTAATGAGCTAATCCGTGTAAGCCAAAGGCATATTGTTTGGGGATCTAATTATTTTCCTCATGCTGCGGATTTGTTTGGGGTTGGACGAATCATCCATGACAAACAAGTAACACCATTTCTGGCAGCATCCTACTCTCACGCTGATTTAGCGGCCACTAATTGTCAAAAGCGTATCACTCTGTTTGCTTTTCAATGGTCAGGCAATGTGCAGGCTGGTGTTATTAATTCGCGTGGCATTGTTGATAAAAGCCGTGGCTTAGAGTGCCGGATTCATCCAACACAAAAACCTATTGCTCTTTACGAATGGCTATTAAAAAACTACGCCAAAGAGGGCGACAGAATTTTGGACACGCACTTAGGCTCAGGCTCAAGCGCGATAGCGGCGCACTACGGGGGCTTCGATTTTGTAGGCTGTGAGTTAGACCCAGATTATTTTGAAGCGGCTAAGAGGCGATTTAACGAAGAGACGCGTCAAGTAGATATGTTCTCGGGGGCAGTATGTTGACAACCACTAAGGCGCAACGGAAGTAATACGATGATTGAATTTAAGTATGGCTCAGAATTGGTTAATGGTCGTAAACGTGTGTTGCTGTGTATTAACTCAGACAATCAGGTGGCAGCATGAAAGAAAGAATGCGTATTGATAGGAATGGCATAGCTCATTGGAATTTTGAAGATAACAGTAATGACATGGTTAATAAGCCACCTCATTACAATGCTGGGGATATAGAAACTATTGATTACATAGAGGACGTTTTAGGTTCTTATGATGCAGTTCACTATTGTCACGGTACTGTATTGAAATATCTAGGCTCAAGGCTTTGGCACAAAGCGAACCCATTAGAAGATGCAAAGAAAGCGAGATGGTATTTAGATCGGATGATAACAAACATGGAAAAGTCTAAGGGGGATTGGTCGTGATTGCTGCGAGAAATCCATTTAACAGAGAAAAGGCTAGTCATTGGCTCAATATGGCGAGTTTTTTACAGGCAGCTCACGACCGTAGGATGGCCACATATATGTTTACACCGCAAGCAGTACGGCCACATATATGTTGACACCGCATGGTAGTCGATAAAAAAATCAGGAGGCCAGCTAATGAGTGGAAAGAAATCGAGATGTAAAGGCCAATCGGGTGAGCGTGAAGTAGCTAAATTGATATTTGAGCTACTTGGTATTGAAGTACACCGAAACTGGCAGGAACAGTCAGCTCATGGTGGTGCTGATTTGTATGGCTTGGGCGGTTTTTCGGTTGAAGTAAAACGATACAGAGAAGTAAACCCATCTCTTATCAAAAGTTGGTGGGAACAGACTGTTAAACAGGCTATATCAGCCGAGGAGATTCCCGTTTTATTTTATCGAGGAGACCGCCAGCCATGGCGTGTAGTGATGGATGGGTCTTGGGTTTTACAGGCTGAGTTTGCCGTGGTTACAAACGATGGCCAGATAAGCCAAGAGGTATTTTTGCCTAAGTGGTTATTTGACTTTGAGTACACAATAACTATGAGTCCAGATATGTTTGCGTCAATTGCGAGAGGAGAGATTGAATGGGATCAGCTAAAATCCTCGCAGCATTAGTCGCTCGGCCTGCTAGTCTAACGCCTAGTGCGCCAGTAACGGGAGATAAACTCACCACCGCTGATGTGGCGGGAGCGCTTGCTGGTATAAAAAAAGCCCATGAGTTGCTTTTGCGATATAAATATTTAGATGACTATTCGGGCGAACATGAAATTATTTCTCAGTTGGTCGAACAATTGAGTTTTCCATCCACAAAAAAAATTAGCGACAAGGTTATTTATAAATTAATACAGGTATCACTGGTTGATTACGCCAAGCCTTGCTTGTGTCCCATGTGCAAGGGCAGGGGCGAGGTAGTGAACCGTCAAGGCAAAATAATTCAATGCCCTAAATGTAATGGCATGAGGCTTAAAAGCCGCAGCAAATCAGCACTTTCAAGGGCAATTGGCATACCCAGAGAAACCTTTAGACGCAACTGGTGGGAAGTCTATGAGAAGATCGCTGATCAACTGTCCATCTGGGAGAGTGAGGCGCTTAAAAAACTTAAGCAAAACTGTAATTAATTAAAGTAAAACTATATTTTTTGGGCAAAAAATGGTATCATTAACCCAATAATCCAGTAGTGTACCTGAGATGTTGTGCTACAATGAATGCGTCAGGGTGGTTCCTGACAAACTAACCAATATGGTTCCCTCCTTGATACCCAATCATGAGTTTACCCTATTTGGTTTTTTGTGTGTGAAGCCCCTGCTCCTTCGGGAGTGGGGGTTTCCTTTTTTACCACTCTAAAAACTGACCATTTAGAACCAAAAAAACCGCCCCGAAGGGCGGCTTCTTTGCAGTCCAATGTTAGAACTCGACTGACCAACAAGCAGTCTATCACTGCTGAACTGGCATTCCACGTACATTAAAGCCAACAATCTTTTCAAAAATCAATGACTGAATCAGGGATCATAGGAGGGACGTTCCGATCCAAGTGCTGCCTCTTGTATTAATAGAATACATAATAAGTATAGTAATAAAAGCCCAATAAGCAATTTTTAATAGTGTTGCTTGTAGGAGACAGTCATTTACTTAAGTTGTTATTAAATTTCATTTAGTCTTTTTGCTTCATTTTTGACATGACAATAAATAGTTAATTTCCCCAATTTTTGTCATATGGGACTTTTAATCTTAACCCGAAAAAATAACTCCCCCGTCAACCGTTTCCTTCCCTCCAACTAGGTTGACATTGGCCAGATACTTTCTGGTCTTTTTTATTCTAACTAGGTGGATTCTATGGACGCTGTGCAATTAAAAATGCAGATGTTTATTGAAGATGCTTGGGATGACTTGCGCCCAGAGTTAAATGGTTTAGAGATAACCAAACATGACATGATCACCATGGCTTGTAAAAATGAAATCGACTCGATTGTCGATACACTAACAATGGATGATCGAGAAAGGGCAGTTGAAAACCTCAAAGAGGAAGTATTTTATTGGTGGCAATTACACTTAGAGGATTTCGAGGAAGATTTTGAGGCCATGGTTGAGGCAGAAAAAAAAGAGGCGCGGGAAGACGCTGAGATTGACGCATTTATCTACAGTCGAGAGTCGTTTTGATATTAGATTTGTTTCTAATTTAAGTCGTGATAGTTGTTATTATCCACATTCGTGCGGCCATGATTCCACGGAGGAAATATTATGGAAGGCGGTTGTACACTAAAGCCGCAATCAGTATAGTGTTTAACGGCCTCAATCGGAGGAGGCCGCATTCAGCGTTCTGATTACCCAGTTGGAGAGTTTTTCTCCGCCTGCCGCTTTGACCCACTGTGCCTTATCCTCTTGATCACAGCGCACAACCAGTGTTGACGTCTTTGGATTGGCAACAGCAGCGTGTTTATTGCCGGTGTTGCCGTGTAAAAAAGCCGGTGGTTTTCCCTCAAAACCATCTAGATAGCCCTGTGAGCGTTCTGGGTGTCTGTCGCCACAGTTTAGCCATAAATTATGCTCGTCCTCGGTGCCAAAATTGTCACCGTGATAGTGCCTCCGCAGTCCGCGCACATACCCCTGAGAATATTCACTGGCATCAGTTTTTGCTGCGAGTGTGTAGCGTTTAAATGTTTCAAAATTCATAATATTACTCCTTGGTTCCAAGTTCCGGTTGGGCGTTTAAATAATAGGTTCTAAATCTATACCTACCATTGTTTGTGTCACGCAATCAAAATAAATTTTATTATCACTGAGTTCGCGAGCGTGGGTATTACTGATATGCTCGCCATTTAGTCTAGCGGAGGAAATATTACCAGTGCCATAGCGGCCAATACTTAGTCCGAAAATCAACTTCAACTGTTCATCGGTGTTGACATACATCCTAGGTTTACCAAATTCCTCCCCCCAAACACTGAGACCTAAATTCTCTAGTTTTTGTTGCATGCTCATGTTTTCATTTATGAGTTTTGCGAGGGCTTCGGCTTCTTCGACCTCAGTGAGCCATTCAGCCCAAACATCTCTCATGCAGACAGCTATATAATCTGAGGGGTATCTAACCCCTGTGTATAAATATTTTGGATTCCATCTACGATCAAAATAATTGGCCTGTGTTTTTTTTGCAGGAGGCCTTGTTCCCTCCATGTAATCACCTGCACGTTTAACAGCTTTGGCCCATGCCAATGAAAATATTTCATTATAATTTGATTGAATATTGGAATTAATCATAACATTTACTCCTGAGTTCCAAGTCCCGCCTGGTCGGCTAGCTAGTCATTAGCTTGTATATGTATTGTATTACAAAACAAAAATAGTGATATGACAAATGCGACTTATTATGTTCATAAAGCGACGTTATCAGTTTAAATAAATTTTTTTTGTCAAGCGGCCCGAAAGCCGCGTTTGATTATTTTGATTAATTAATTATAGCAATTGTTTTACAAATGCTTTGGCCAATTATTAGAATCGCTTATTTACTCTATTTTTTCTGACTAGGAACAAGCGTGTGGTTTTTCAGTTGTTCGACCAACTGAGCTATTAGGAAGTTGGCTTGTGTCGGGATAATTTAATATTTCCCCGTCCTCATTGAGATAGCCAGCATTAATATAATCATTTGCATGACGTTTGTAAGAACCTTGCAGCCGATTGACCAACTTTGATTTAATGAGATTTGAAAACAGGTCTATAACGCCATTTTCTGAAAGCTGATTTTTTTCAAATAATATAATCTGATTAGCTATTGATTCCATGATAATTTACTCCTAAATGGTTTTTGTGTGTGGCTGGCTTTAACCCGCCAGCAGGGTTTAATAACTAGACTGCTTTAGATAGATTGACTACATTGTCCTCAGACTTTTCATTAACAAGTTTACTGGCCGCTTGAATAGCATTAATTGCCGCCTTATGAGCTGCCTCTCTATTAGACGGTTGAATATCAGCGATTAATAACTCGTATTCAGTTGATTGGAGTTGAACAGAAGCAGCCTCAATTTGGGCTAAAATATTTTTGTCATTATCTTCTTTGTATTTTTGTTTTAGCTCGTTGATCTTGGTATCGAAGCTTGTGAATAAATCCATCGCATTAGCCCGAACTTCAACGATATTATTAAAAGTTTTAATAGGAGGGGAAGCTTGATTAACAGGCTGGTTTTTGTTTTTAATGCCTGCCCGTATTTGTTTAATTTTGTATACGCTATCAGCATCAATTAATGAAACACCTTCATCAAGCGCCCATCTGATATTGGAAATAACATTCTGTATGGCGTTTGGGGCAACGTCCCCATCAAATTTATTACGAATACCCCAGCCATTTGAAATATATATCAATTCAATAAAATCATGCGCAGCGTTTTTGCCTTGCTGCTGTTGAATTTCGCCAATTGCTGACACCATTTTTTTAGTACCGGAATCAATTTTGCCGTCCTGATGTTCAGCCTCAATCAATGCGGTTTCCCTATTTTGAATTGCAAGTAGGGTTTCATTAACCGACTTGGCGAGCGTAGATCCGATCTTGGTTTTTCCCAGCTCTATTGTTGCCTGGCGCTTAGTCAAAGTTTTTGCTTTGATATTTTTTGCAACTTTTGCCGTTTTTGTAGCGGTTTTTTTGGTTGTTTTGGTCATGATAATTTTCTCCTAATTGGTTTTTTGTGTGTGCTGGCTGAACCCCGCCAGCTAGGGATAATTACAGGAACTGCTTATCACATTATTTTTAATTTGATGAAATAACGCATTTGCAATATTCCTCACATACGTCGTCAATATCCATATGGTCATTTGTATAATTCAGGATAAAACTATCGCCGCCCCAGTAGGCTTCAACTGTATTATGCTGCGTATCAATCCAGATATTAGGGCCGCCAAATGCAACTAATATTCGTGAGCCTAAATATTCGCCATTGCTCGATAGGGTAAAATTAATATCAAGAGCATCAGACAGAAAATCAGATCCGCTTATTATTTGGCCCTTTTCATATTGCCCGTCATAGTAATCTGGGCCTTGAGATTTATAGCCATTTTCAATGCTATTTTTAATATCCAAAACTTGACTGTGTAATAGTTGTTTAGTATCCATGATGTTTATTCCTAATTGGTTTTTGTGTGTTTTTGCTGGCTCAGCCAGCGCGGGTTAGTTTATGTTAGGTAATCCTTATGTATATTCTTTTTGACTCAAGGCTTATCAAATAAACTTCTTAATTAGGCGACTGCTGCTAATTGTGCTTTGAGGTCACTCAAGCTAGCCTTGTACTCAGCTTCTTTTGATTTCCAGCCCTTTGCAACAGCCTGATCAAGTAACATTTCAACAGTAGAAATATCACCACGTAACTCGGCAGCGCGAGATTGATTGCGTAGATTAGTGCTATAGCCAGCTTCGGCTGCGTTATAGGCTTCTAGTTCGATAGAGTTCATTTTAATCCCCTATGCCGCACTAGGCGGCTGTAAATGGTTCAATGTATTGTGGTTCATCATCAACAATAATGTAAAACTTTCCATTATTTAGCCTGCCTACCTCTGGGCGACTTTGTAACCATGCAAGTATGCGCTTTTCTTTTTCCATATCAGAAAGCTGTGCTTGGTCAGCATCAAAGTCGGCCTTTGTATAAATAGAGCTAGGTATATCGCTTCGCATTGTGATACTCATAATTTTTAATACTCCGTTTGTTGGTTTACCGAAAGACTCACTAAGAGTCCTTGAGAAAAACAACGGTTAAGCTGCATTATTGCAAAGTTCTGTATATTGTTTGTTCCACTGTTCCATAAATTGGGTACAAGTATAATCCGCTACTATTTCGTCGGGTGATTGGTTCCAATCAAAAATAATTCTAGCCCAGCCTATAGATTCGCCATCTTTATAGATGTTGACTTCGGCTTCCTCGACCGCGTCAATAGCTTCTTTGATTGTGTTGTAAGAAGTGTTAAAGGTTACAGCCCATTCTTCACCATCCCAAACAGAAATGTTACAACCACTAGACAAGGCATATTTAATAAGGTTTAAGTGTGCTTTTTGCATTTTATTACTCCAACTTGTTTATTCCTCAATAAATAGCTTAGTACGGATTGTTTTATTGTCAATTAAAAATATACAAAAATTTATTTTATTTTGAAATTAATAAAAATGGTTCATCACCAAACCATCTTTTTCTGGGGATAAATCCATTGATATAAGTGGCTTTCACTAACTATTTACTATTCAGTATTAAAACCTATTTATATCTAATCTAACTTAATAAGTATATTTATAATATACAAAATAGAAAAATATATTTAGCCGTTTTACATTTATCGCGGGATAAATTAACCCTGTTACCAATACCCTATATATAAGGAACATATAATGCCTAATACAAAACTAATCACTTCTGATGGTCGTAAAATGTCCGAAAGAGAAAAGTTGTTTGTAGCGGCCTATATAGAAAACAATCACGCTGAGAAAGCCTGCAAAATAGCGGGGTATTCGCACTACTATTGCCGTAGCTCGGCGCAGAAGATACTAAGCCGATGTAAGCCTGCAATAGCTGATATGCAGCGCAAAGCGGCAGACAGAGCCGCAAAACGCGTACATAGAGCCGCCGACAAGTGGCAGGAGAAAGTAGACGAATTAATCGACTACGGGACTGGCCGAGACAATGACGGAAAAATGGTTGATCCACACGTAGCAGCCAGAGCGCTGGAATTAAAAGGCAAATCAGAAGGGCGATTTAGCGAGACAATCCGCCACAAGGGCGAACAAGTCACATTTAATATCGATTTGGCGGCTCAGCGTCGCAAAATTGACGCAAAAATAGAAAAAGACGTTACAAATCCCAGCAATGACGCGGCTTAGGGCTAAAAGCACACTTTATAAGATAGAATGTGTATTTATTAATAGCTATTTATTACAGCTATATATAGGGGTTTTGTTAAGGTTTAACCACCATTAAACGGGCCAGTTTGGTTTTACTGGCTCGATAGACAGAAAAGGGGGCAGCGGCTTCCTTTTTTTTCGTCTGGGCACTGGCCACACCCCCCCCCATGCTGGACAACGCGAACCCATGTTCCACCCGCACCCATATATATAAAAACCACCACACACGCACCTAGCATTGCTTTAAAACCATATCTAAGCGTTTTGTGTGAATCTTATGCCCCAACTCGCATAAGTGGTAAATTAATGCCGATGTATTGCGCCGCAGCGTAAACAATGAGTATCCCAAAACCAATGGACAGTGTTGTCAGTGTTCTATACTTTAATGCCCTGCGGTAAGCTTCGTCTTCAATACGTTGAATGTAGCTTTCTTCCTTGGTTATTTGTTGGTTAAAAGCATAGAGTTGTTGGTAATTGTCCATTATCTGCTTTTTTATTCTAACTGGGGTTAAATCTTGGGAAGAGTTCTTTGGACTCACAATATCTTCAACTTTCCCATTCTGATCCTTCACATAGTTATTTACCTGCTGGATAAGCTCATTCAAGTGCTCATTGAATTGTTTTGGTGGATGGCGAGTACCCATATTTTTTATTAATTCATTAATATTTGATGAATGCTTATCACTCAAATGTACAAAAAGTCGATCTTTCATCTAACTGCTCCGTTGTTATTTGATGACTTTTAATTGTAGTTGTTTTTTCCCGATGTGCATTTAACCCCCCCCATGGTGGACAAAGCCTTGCCCAAGGTTCTCCTAGTAACGACTTTAAAATTTTAAAAGGTTAAGTATGGCTATATTCAAACTTCCTATATTGATAGCTGCGCTATTTATAGGGGGAAGTTATGTGTGGGCAAACAACCTGATTATCTCATGCGAGAACACAACGGCTGTGCTTGTTTATCCCACGCATGGGCTAACGGAAGAGGGTGCTTACCTTATCCCCAAAGGCAGTGTTGCTTTGATTGACCTGCTTATGCGTACTAAGGATGGCTCAACCATCATGTCTGGTTTAGTGACGCGGGGTAATAAAAAGCTCATTCGCAAAGACAAAAATGATCGTTGGTTTATGCGCATTGAGGATTGGACTTGTACTTACCGCGAACCCGAGCCGCCAAAACAAGAGTTATAACTGATGCAGATTGAATATAAGGCAGAACCCACGGCTGCTGCTTTTCATGCTAGTGATGAATTTATCCGTGGGCTGATGGGGCCAATTGGTTCGGGTAAGTCGGTGGCCTGTGTGTTAGAGGTTTTACAGCGTTCTATTATGCAAGAACCCGACCCGTCTGGTATACGCAAAACCCGTTGGGCGATTATCCGAAACACTTATCCTGAGTTGAAGAGTACCACTATTCGCACATTTTCCGATTGGATACCCGAACATTTGTGTCCGATTAAGTGGGATGCACCGATTTCTGGTCGTATGAAAATTGCTGATATTGGTGATGGCACGGGGGTTGATATGGAGGTCTTGTTTCTGGCCTTGGATCGCCCGCAGGACATTAAAAAGCTTCTGTCTCTTGAACTAACAGGTGGGTGGATCAACGAGGCGCGAGAGATTTCAAAAGCGGTCTTAGATGGCTTAACTGGCCGTGTGGGGCGTTATCCTTCAAAGCGTGATGGTGGGCCAACCTATTCGGGTGTCTTTATGGACACTAACCCTCCCGATGATGATCACTGGTGGTATAAGTTGGCCGAGGTGCATAAACCAAAAGGTCATGTTTTTTGGCAGCAGCCACCCGCTTTATTACAGGTAGGGGATGATTACGAGCCAAACCCTGACGCGGAGAATGTACAGCATCAGCCCCTTGGTCATGAATATTGGTTGCGACAGGTATACGGTAAAAATCGAGATTGGATTAACGTCTATGTGATGGGTTCATATGGCGCGGTTATGGATGGTAAACCTGTCTGGCCTGAGTACAACGATAATGTGCATTGTAAGCCTGTTGAATTATATCGTGGCTTGCCGCTTTTATTGGGTTGGGATTTTGGCTTAACCCCTGCTGTGGTGATTTGTCAGATTTCCCCGCGTGGGCAGTTTCGTATTTTGGATGAATTAGTGGCTACAGATATGGGGATTCGGCAATTCACATCAGAAATTGTCAAACCGCATCTTGCCTTACATTATCAAAATATGAGTATTGAATCCGTTGGTGATCCAGCGGGGAGTCAGCGCTCCCAATCAACGGAACAAACCTGCTTGCAGGAGTTGGCCGCTCAAGGTATTCCAACTAAGCCAGCAAAAACCAATGAATTTATCGCTAGACGTGAGGCTGTGGCAGGTTACTTAACACGCTTAAGTGATGGTGAGCCTGCTTTTCAAATTGACCCTAAAGCCAAGACTATTCGTAAAGCCTTAATGGGTGCGTATAAATTTGAGCGTGTGCAAGTCAGTGGAGAAGAGAGATATAAAGATATGCCTGTAAAAAATCATTATTCGCATATTGCGGATGCCTTGCAATACGCCTGTATGCATACCAGCATGAAGAATGTCGTGCATCTCGCTAGTGCGCGTCCTCGCCATATTACTAAGCGCAATGCGCAGGGGTGGACTTGATGCTGAGAGTGCTCAATAACGACCAATTAAAGGCCATGGAAACCCCTGAACAGAATACCAAGTTGGTGACTAATTTGGCCTCTTATATTCAAAGTAAGTGGTCTATCGCACGAGATCATAAAGCCAATAAGGTGACAGAACGCTTATTAAAGTGCCAGCGTCAACGTTTGGGTGAATATGATCCGGATAAATTAGCGGAGATTCGCAAGCAGGGTGGCTCGGAAATTTATATGCAGATTACGGCTGTCAAGTGTCGTGCGGCTGAATCGTGGATTCGGGATGTTATGACAGGTATTGATCGGCCTTGGACACTCGAACCCACACCGTTACCTGATTTACCTCCCGCTATTCAACAGTCGGTACAGCAAAAAGTGGCCATGGACTTACAGGAACAAGCGCAATTAGCTGGTGCGCCAATTCCAAACGTGCAACAACTGATTCAGGAAAAGATAGAGAATTTACAAAATGACATTAAGAGAAAAGCTTATAACGAAGCGAAATCTATTATTGAGCAAATGGAGATCAAGTGCCACGATCAAATGGTTGAGGGCGATTGGGACGATGCTTTTAGTCAGGTTATCTCCGATATTACGACTTTCCCAAGTGCTATTATTAAAGGCCCAATTCTCAGAAAGAAGAAATGCCTCTACTGGAAGCCAACGGGTGAAAGCTGGGAAGCGACAACAGAAGAAAAGATTCGTCCTGAATTTGAGCGGGTTTCATCATTTGATGTTTTCCCTTCCCCTGACTCCTCTAGCATTCAGGATGGCTATCTGTTTGAGCGTCACGCTCTGCATCGTTCTGATTTATCTGATCTGATTGGTGTTCCATCCTATAAAGAAGAGGCTATTCGTGAGGTCTTAAAAGAATATGCTGCAGGTGGCCTATCAAATTGGCTACAAGGTGATTCTGAGCGAGCCGATTTAGAAAATAAAGACGTTGCCAAGTCGGAATTGATTGAAGCGCTTGAATATTGGGGGCCAGTTACGGGTAGCCACTTGCTTGAGTGGGGTATTGAAGGGGTTGACCCTGAGATGGAATATCAGGTGAATGCTTGGCTAATTGGTAGGCACGTTATCCGCGCTTTGCTTAACCCTGACCCATTGGGACATAAACCTTATTCTATGAGTTCCTATGAGCGTGTAGCAGGGTCTTTCTGGGGTAGGGGTATACCTGAACTAATGGATGATATTCAATCCGTATGTAACGCTACAGCGCGAGCATTGGTTAATAATATGGGTATTGCCTCTGGCCCTCAAGTAGAGGTGAATATTGACCGCATCCCCCAAGGGGAAGATTTTACGGACGTTTACCCTTGGAAGATTTGGCAGGTGTCTAATGACATGAGCGGCTCAGCTAGCCCAGCGGTTCGCTTTAATCAGCCCTCGGCCATTATTGACCCCTTGTTAATCGTGTATGAAAAGTTTGCCCGCTTAGCCGATGACTATACAGGCATACCTGCCTACACCTATGGTAATTCCTCCGTAGGGGGAGCGGGTCGTACAGCATCGGGTTTATCCATGCTAATGAGCAGTGCGAGTAAAGGTATTAAGCAAGTGGTGAGTAATGTGGATTCAGGCATTGTTGCCCCAGTGGTTGAACGCCTATATAACCACAATATGCGTTATGACGAGGACTTATCCATTAAGGGTGATGCTAAAGTTATCGCCCGTGGTTCATTAAGCTTGATGCAAAAAGAGCAACTTTTGGTTAGACGAAATGAGTTCTTACAAGCGACCGCTAATCCTA